CATGTCTATGCCATTTGTAAAAGCGGCTACTGCAAATCCATGCCGTATTTTACCTTCTGTTATTTTATCCCAATCGGGTTGTTTTGTTTCACTCATAGTTTAGTATCTCCTTCTGATTTTAAACCACCACCGCAGACTTCAAAGAATCCACAGTATTTAGGGTTACATTCCCACGAATATGCGGGGGCAATACCCAACTCTATTGCCGGGTTACCTTTTTTGAATCTCTTATTAAGGTCTACCCAATAGTTTTTAGCCTCTTCAATATACTGCACATCAACAGCTAGTTCCCTAACAGCAGATGTATCCTTATTATAGTATATAAGAGCAAGTTTTTTAATGCGCTTACCATACTCCTGTTCATACCACCAAGCATATGTACCCACCTGTAAATAGTAATTCGTAGATGGGGCAGGGTCAAGGTATCTTCCAAATAACTTCTTCCACTTAAAAGAATTACAAGTCTTAATATCATACAGCGCATTATCATCCGCTACTATAATATCCAAAAACCCACGTACATTCACATCCGGCAACTGTATTTCTTTCTCAATGAATATTTGAGTTCCATTATTTTGAGCATATTCACCAAGCGCATCCTGTATATCTTCGTGTACTAAATCACCAAGCCTGAACAAACGTAAAGTATTTTTATCAATAGGCTTTGGTTTTACCTTTGCTACGTGTTGAAAATAATGTTTCCGCATACACATACCTGACGAAGATGCATGAAACCATTTCTTATGACCATCGTATCTTTTCTTCTGATGGAGGTTATTTGTATTAGCTATGTATTCGTCATAAATCCCTATAATATCAATCACTTAAAGTTCTCCCTGTAAGAGATATGTCTTTGAATGTTAATTCTTTCCGCATCTCCGTCTGCGCCCACTTGTCTAATTCAAGTAATTCTTTAGATTGAGCCCGTTTAACAACATTTACTGCTTTTTTTACCCCTGTTATTTCATGAAAAAGGTAATCTTTTTTAGGGTCATCCCCCCATTCATTTTCAATATTAGCTATTGTATCACCTAAGTCATTTTCAAGATTTTTTAAAATATTAAACATTTATTTCGCCTTTTGTTTTTTTAGATATTTCTCATACTGAATCTTTGTACGTCCCTGACGGCTTAAAGTTTCATTTAACTTTCTTCTTTTCTGCTTTTTAATTTTTGATTTTTTATTTGGCATAGTTATTATTAACAAAGGGCAGTGGATTAGATGAATAAACGGAGTACCTATGTACGGATGTACGCTCCACCACCCTTTGCTTGGGGGATATATGTTATGACACTTGATTAAATGGTCTTAAAAATTCATCAAGACCCCTACTTACCTTCGTCAAAAACCCTGTGGTGGGCTTTCTAGCGACAGTCTTCTTACTAACAGTAGTCTTCCTATATGTTTTGGCTCTATTTTTCCAATAGCTGTCACAATCTTGTGCTACTTTGTATCCATTAGCTTTGGTAGTTCCTTGTGGTCTTCCACGTTTAGTATTCATGCTATTTTCTCCTTCTTTTTTTCTATTTCTAGGTGAGCTTTTTCAAGCATTGCACTTGAAAACTTTTCTGATATTTCTCCTTTCTGTATTTTGAACGTATCAAAATCGAAAAAGTTCCAATGTTTTTTGTATAATTTTTTTATTATACTTGAATAGTCGTTAATTAGAAAAGCAATTTCATTCCAATGTTTAAAATCTTTCGATGTTTTTAAAAAATGACAATTCTGACAACGTACATCACATTTCTCTATTTCTTCCTTTATTGCTTTTTTACTGTACCCATCTCTTATCAGGTAATTAACTCCCTGATTCTTGTATATGTTCTTTACAGAACCAACCCTGTGGTCAAATACCATAGATGCAGGATGGTAAACCTTTTTGCAATCAACACAAGGCACGTTTAAGTATTTAGTAACTATTTCTATGTAATTTTCCAAAGCCCTTCTTCGCTTATTTATGCCTATAACTTCTATGCATCTTTTTTTATTTGAGTCATAATAATTCTTTGATATTTGTCTTTGGCAAAATTTACAAGAAGTTTGCAAACTATCCTTTCTCGCTTTATTCTTATTAAAGCCCGTTATTGGAATATTTTTTTTACACTTATAACATTTTTTTACTCTTTGCATAGTATCCTTATGATTAGCAGGGCGAGTTTGTTGAGCAAACCCTAAAAAGGAAATTAAAAAAGTCTGCTCTCCGCCCTGCATTGAATTTATCATATATACTACTAACTTTCAATAAGATTATGAGTCAATCCTGTAATAACATTGCCATCCACAATCATCATCATACCAACTTATTTCGCTAACTACAATATTACAATGTTCTTGTATGTAACTAATGTCTTCTACCCTGATGGGCAACCAATGTCCAAATGAAAAGAATCTTTCATTCTTATTGTTGTACCTGAAATCAAGGTCTTTACTTTTTATACCACGTAGACCTAATAACAATGCTATTTTATGCTCTTTAGGTGCATTTGGTAATGTATGTTTTTCTTTCATATTAATTTTTTTTCCCAAACATAGTTAGGTAGTGGTTTTCTAACGATTCAAGTCAAAAGACTCCGGTGTTCCGGCTACCTAACTATGTTTTGCCTTGTCCTACCCGACAATATAGTTTTTAGCAATATCAAAAGCTTTTGCTTTCTGTCTTGCCCTAGTTCCATTGAGTATGTTGCTACCTGACTCAAGTTCTCTATCTGAAATCATATTATCAGCCCAATACGTTACTGCTGAGAACCATCTCCAAGCTGTATCTCCACGTTCTTCCTGACCGGGAGAATTAAAGTATGCCCAATCAAGGTCTGCTAATTGGTTATTATGTTTACCCGAATACTGAGCACCCGTCCAATACGCTTTGCCGTCTTTTTTACGCTTTCTTGGTTTTTGAATTGCCCCAAGTACGTTAGCAAACTCCTTCTTATTTCTCATTTCGTGCCATTCAGTATCCTGTAACCTGTTTACAAGGTCGTAGTATTCAAGAATAGTATCATTAGCTAATCGTATCTGTAGCCTATAATCCTGAATTTTAAATACAGAATTACGTGTATGTTTCGCCTTAAACAGCACATCAGATGCTGAATTAAGCATAAACGTATTAGCACACCAAGTATCTACAATCTTAATTGTACTTTTTAATGCTACCGAGCCGTCATGAGATGTTCCAATCCACATTTTAGGATTTAATTCAGTTCCGTCAAATGATAGACTAGGCAACTCTTCGTTTTCTAGTTCAATAAACGCCAACTTATTACCTTTCAATTCGCCACTACCCGTGATTTTGTACCCGCATTTTACTAATTCGTGGGCAATCTCTTCCAACTTCTCAAGTTGTATAGGGCAATAACTAGATGGGTGTACGTATACTACGTCACCATTATCGTTGGGGTTATTTCTCTTTGTACGTTCTATGGCATGAAACCCGTGAATAGGGCTAAATCCCATACTCCCATCATCATTCATTGTTTCCCTGTATAGCCTGACAGGGGCAACATCGTGAGTGAATATATTTTCATTCATTGTTTGTTTTCCTTTTAGTTTATACTCCGCTTTAGAGAATCAATCTCATCAGCGATGTGGTTTGTGATGTCTTCTATTGACAAAGATAGATGTTTCAGCAACTCTATTAATGCTCGCTTGCTCAACTCATCATTGATACCCTCTGTGTAAGAATACATACTAAATACTTTCGTTTTTATTTTTTCGAGTCTTTTTATTTCGTTTTTCATATTTCTTATACGTCCCTATTGTTAAAAAGTTCCATTTTATTTTAATTAGTTTTCCAAAATCCACCTTTTATTTCTTCCGGCTCAACACCAAACCATCTCATTCTCTCTATCGTACTTACATATATATATGTTGATTCTTTTATTTTAGGGCGAATATCCTTTAAGTCAATCCTAGAAAATAATCCCCTACCGCCCCTATCATGGGTTTTTACTCCTTCAATAAAATCAAGGGTGTTCAATATCATGTAATCAACTTCATATAATTCACCTGAAATTGTATCTTTCTTGCCACTTACTTCAATAAATGGGAATCCACTTTTAGTATCATACATTTTAAATCCCGTAACTATTACATCTTCAATGAATTTTGCATCTCTTAAATATGTAGATAGTTTCCCATCTTTTTTTAACGTACCATACACTATTACTTTTTTCATTCCTGTCCTTTATTTGATTTTGCCCATAATTTGCGAAGAGCCTTAATAAGTTTACCACGTTCTAGGGCGTTCATCCTTGTCCACGATTTCGCCCCTATAACCCGCAACTGTTCTTTCAATACTGTATCAATACCCAATAAACTTTGGGCTTTCCTGTAACTATCCGATAATCCTGACATTATTTTTTTAATAACCTATGTCTACCATTAAAATAAACAATCATTTCTCTCCATTTTTCAAGACTATATAATGCTACACTTAATTTTGTTCTTAAGTATAGTATGTAGTAAATAGATACAGTCAATAATATTAATAGTATTTCACTCATTTTATTCTCCACAAGGAAACCATGCCCCTGTTATCTTCTTTTATTTTTACTTTCCAACCCTTTTTGCGTAGTCGCTTACTTTCTTTTTTTAACCATTCTTCATCTAGCTTTAGTAACCATGCAGTTATCTGAGACCCTTCATTTTCACTACTTGCTTTTAACTTACTGCACGTATTACAGTAAACTCTAGGTAGCTTGTACGTAGGTAGGTTTATATGCTTTAAAACTGTACCATTACACCCTTTTTCCCATACGTGCTTACATTTATTGCAGTATTTTAACCTACGTGCTTCAGGAGTATGAATATTCCTTTTACTTGTGTATTTCATTCTTCATTCTCCTTTGATACTATTGGTTGCGGATGTATCTTTTTTATTAATTTCCGAATGTTTAAATCATCATCTTTATCTAGACATTCGTAACACATCCGTTCATCTAAATCAAAATATCTTTCGCTTACCTGCTTTTCACACTCACAACAAGTCCAATATCTTTCCATTTTAAAATTCTCCCATTATGTAATCTTCAATCCAATCGCAAATGAGTTCATGCGTTTTAAATTTCATGCTTACGTCTTTAATATAATAAAACCCTGTTTTTTTATAGTATGTAATCCCCATATATTCATAGCTCTTCATTTTTCATTCTCCTTTTTACTAATCGGTGTATTCCAAAGTATCTCTCCAAAGTGAGCAATGGGTTGTATTTACCCTATTTTCGCAATCTGATTGAATACCATCGGTAATCGTAATATGAATCTTATCTGCATCTACATCATCAAACTCAGCTTTAACAAATCCACCGCTTATCCGATGCAATCCCCATGCTATTTTTTGTTCAGTCTCAATTTTATTCAATCGTTCTGATAGTTTATCCAATTCTATATCATTTAGTTTGTCATAATGTTCGTCAGAATTATAGTCTGTTGTTACTTTCATTTTTCATTCTCCTCTGTAATAATATTATGTTCACTTTGTCCTAATACCCATCGCAATGCTTTAATTTCGCCTTTTACCTTAAAATATTCTTTAAGGTCACTTAGGCTATGGGCGGTTATCTTCTGGTCATCATTTACCCATTGCCATTGTTCTAAAGACGTATTGCCTTCAAGTTTCAATAGTCTTTCATATGCATCTACAAGACCTTGTATTATTTCATCAACTGTTAGTTTTCTCATTGATTATTTAATCTCCCTAGTGCTACCCAAAATAATTCAGGTGTTAATCGTTTAACATTACCTTCTTTACATCTTTTAGCCATTCTACTTACTTGCAACTTTAATTCGTGTTCAATCATATCCATAGCACCATTACCTAGTTGCACCCCATCATGACTAAATGCCTGTTTAATGTATTTTTTATTCATTACTTACTTTCCTTTTTTTTTATTAAAATTGTTGTATGATAAAAGCATTATCATCAATAGGGATTAATGCCGTTTCATCGCTAATATCCTCTATACTTTCGTATTTTTCTCCATAGTCAGCCTGAAATTCTTCAAGACTATCATACTCTGCATACTCGCAACAAAGGGCAATAACATCCAATTCTACTTCCGTGCCTGTATCTTCTTCATACTCTACCAAATATTCATACAGGGCTTTTAATCCATCATATGAGAATTGTTCGCCTCTGTCCATGTTTTTAAATGCTCTCTCGAATTGGTACATATTTACTGATTGTTTCATGACGTTTTTTCCTTTTTATTACTCGTTATACGCTGTTAATCAAGAAAAGTTCCCGATTATTTTAAAATTCTTCTAAATAAATTGTTTCCTCCGCCAATTCTTTTAAACCCTTTTCTGTCATTACTCCGTTTTTATCTCTATAAATACTGACATATTCTGAATCAAATCTGTAATTCTTGCCGTTTATTTCGATTACTGTATCTAATGAACCATCGTCTATTAAATACACTTCATATTTATATTTACCATCTTTTATAGTCATGTTTTACTCCGTGTTATTTATTGATTTCATACCACTTACACGCTACTAAAAGAAAAAAGTTCCAAAGTATTTTAAATTAAATTGTGGGGGGACAAGTGGGAATAGCTCACAGCATTTAAAAATAATATGATGAATACTATTGTAGTATTAAATACATTATATAGTATATAATAGTATTAATATAGTATATGACGATGAACAACTACCATTATGCATACATTCTATTAATACATGTGGATAACTTGTGGATAAGTACCTACGTGCATACGATAAGTTATTATTATTACTGTACTTACGTGCATACAATTTAATATAATATATGTGGATAACTTTACAACTACCTTACAACTACCATACGACTACCTTACAACTACCTACGTGCATAGTCTTATAATTTACGTACGTGCATAATTTTACTACTTACGTGCATATTACCTACGTGCATACAAAAAAGAATTTAAGGGCTCGATTTCAGGCACCTTATTTTCGATGATTACTTGCGTGCATAATAAATAGATATATACTAAAAAAAATTTAATTATTTGAAATTATGATGCTGGTTACTTGCGTATTCTGTTATACATAATATTATTTTAGACGTTATGTATAATAGGAATATTAAAAAAAAGCAAAAAAAAAGGGAGCCCGAAGGCTCCCAATTTTCTCTTATTATCCTGAGTATGGCATTTTCTCACAGGTAGTACAATACCCGGAATTCTGGGTATATCTTGTAAGCAATGGCGTTTGACAATTCCCACAATGGGAATAATCCACGTTACCTATTGAAATAGGTGCGCTTTTTACTACCTTTGTAGGCTGTTTTTTGTAAGCCATTACAGGCTGTGAATAGTAATAATATTGATATCTATAACTATCGTTAGAATACCATACATTACCGTCCCAATGACCTAGATTTTCATTTGAAATAAGGTACTGACCTTTATTATCCAAGAAAACCAATTTAGATGTTCCTATTGATTCTTCGATAAGGTCACAAATACCCGTATTTCGTATGAAATCACTCGGCAATCGTTTTAAAATGGTGTCATTAAACATGGATGTGTCAGACCGTTTTTTATCTGTTTCTACCATGCGAATAACTCCATTGTGAATAAAGCCGATATCGTCATTGATTCGGAAAGGATGACAATTATTAGTATTGGTTTTTCCATGTGTGGAAATTCTAAAATGAATTGCCGATATGGGATTCCCATTATTAATAACATTTTTTACATAGGATTTCCAAAAGTCTTTAAAACTGAAAAAACCTTTGAAAAAATGTAAAAGACCATCTTTTGCGAACATGTATCCAGCTCCATCATCATTGTTATGAAAACAAGTTTTGAGTTTTGCCTTTTTTATGGTTTCACCCTGCTGTTTAAGAATTGCAATACACATTCTATAACTCCCCGTTATCCGTAGAAAAGGATAACTTGTTAAGGTTGGTGAGATGTTTCCGTGTCCATCTGTTTACCACTACAGTAAATTTCCTGTAATTTCTCCGAGAAAGAAAGAAACAGAGATTTTCATAGTCATTATAGTTTTTAGCTACAAAACTAAGGTATGACTTTAAACCATCTTTACCTTTCACGGTGTCCAGACTCGTAACTTTAACCCATTGAATTAAAGACTTGACAAATTCAAGATTTTTCGAAAAGCACATTGTATTTAATGTGCCTCTGAAAATCCGAAATTCAATAGTCGGACGATTGTGTAGGTTAACAGCCGATGACCTATCGATGTAATCCATTGCCATAGAAACTGACTGACAAATGCGAGGTAACTTATGCCATGCATCGTCGTTTAGATATGGATTCGCCCATTCTTCTAGTCTTTCTCTAGACCTTTGAGAAACATCTAAAATGAATTGGAAATTCTCCGGATTATTCACGAAAGACATGATTTTTAGAATGTCGTAAGGTTTTAGCGCATCTCTAGAAACATGGATATGCATACCCGAGTTTGGCGCATTATATCCATGTAACTTATTCTCTCTTAACTTACTGAATAAAGTTTTGAACGTTTCACGACCAAACTTATTCCAATAATTCCAAGAAAAAGGATGAGATACGACTTCGACTAAACAAGTGCAATCCGACTTACAATAAAGTAAGTTTTCTCGTCCTGTAGCCCCTTTGCCTATTAAATTCACAAAACTAGCAAATTTATTAGACTCGGCATGGATGTCGGGAGAGTCTGATTGACCTCTCTTTAAATCCATTTCAAGTTCAATTCCATAGTGTAATATGGGTTTCCCCTTACTGAAAGATTCATGTGTTAAGTATGGTCTCTCATGCCGTCCTATCCTATGATAGAGAGGTTCAGGCTTATGGCTATAACTTCGTACACTTGCCGAACTTTCTAAACAGCTAGAACAGATGCCATTTTTGATATTGATGCTCCGATTACTGCAATAGATACATGACTCTAATCCATCATAGCAATTTTCACAAACGCCAACACCATCAAACCTCGTGTATGGTCTGCAATTATCATCACAGACGTAACATTTAGGTAAGGCTTTGGGTACGTCTACAAATTCAGAGAGATTATTTTCCCTGAATTTCTTTAAATAACTTATGATTGTTCTCATTGTTATTATTTCCTTATTTAGTATTAAAGATTGAATTACTCAAATTTAGTTCTCCCCCCTTTCCATCATTCAATCGGTATATGGTTAACCGATACGTATTCGACTGGGATTGGCAATACTGCCCCTGCGAGAGTGTCTTCGAATGGTCAGACACCTTTACACTCACCCATTAAATTTTATCTCTCGCCTTCTGGATTTCACGCATTGCCCGAATAGTTCACGAGCGAGAGAATGTAATTGTTTGTATTATGCTACGTATACGAGGGAACAGGGGAAAAAGTTCCCACCTTTTTTAAAGTTTATTTCATGTCTGTATTTGGTTGGCTGTACCCATGCCCACCTTACCTGCTGTGCCTGTCACTCACCTGCTCACATGGATATTTTCAACCTGCCTGCATCTCGAATCAAAAAACTCAATAACATTATTTCAACTTGAAAAGGGTTAGGGGGAGTACCCAGATATATAATAAGAGAGACAAAGATAGTGATATAATTTTTTTTAATTTTTTTTTAATTTTTCTATTGACATTATATATAACCGGGTACTATTTTATATAACTATGTTATATATAGCTATGTTATATAGCATATCTACTATACTACTATACTACTATTCTCATACTTGAAAACTACTATACTACTATATGATATAGATTAGCTAATACTATAGTAGCGCTCGGTTATTTTAACACAATAACACAATAACAGTGTGATTTTACACTGCACAATATATATTCTTCTTCTATATTGCTGACTTGTTGTTATAAATTACAGCATGGAATTAAGTAGAGCATACAATAGTACCCGCATTAAGCGGGGCGACGTTGACACTTATAGTGATGTTAGTATCTTTGAAAACTGTAATGAGATAAAAAGGCTATCTCAAGACATAAGTTTACTGGAAATTATTAACCCTACGTCTCATGTATGCGGAAAACTCATGGAAATTGTAGCACGAGCCAAATGTCTGAAAGAATTTGAAATTTTACCTGATGGGGACTTGTTGTATGACGACCCATTAAGAGTAGGGAGTCCGGAGGGAGAAGGACAGGCGAGTGTGAAAGCATAGTGTTGGGAGCGGCTCTCTAATGTATACAAGAACAGTAAAAGGCAAAGAATACGTATTATACAAAAACGAAGAAGAATTTCGTAAAAATAGACCTAAAAGTAACATACATGACAGTTGGCGCACTGCGAAAACGGGGCAATGGATAAAGTCTGACGACGGAAAAGTCACAAAAGTCATAAAACGTGGCTCAATGTCCCATAATAAAAAAAGCGTAGACTATATTAGGACAGTATTGGGTATGGCAAATTGTGAGCGTACTGCGTTTTTAGGTGGTGACCCTGTTTCAGATATATGGCGTTTTGGTAAGACGCATTATAAACAGAAACAATCAAATACAAGATTATCTATAAAAAAACGTATATTTGCTAAATATATAGCATCCGGTTTAGAGCCTCTTGATGCCTATATGAAGGCATATCCTGATTGTTCAAGCGAGATGTATGCCAAAGAACGTATTAAAATTTTATTAAAAAGCGAGAGGGTTAGAAAATTGATAGACAAAGAAATTGAAGTCCTGTTAAGCGACACTGGTATTACAAAATCGTATCTATTAGAACAAACTAAAGACATTGTTGATAAAGGCGGTGCTAGAGATTCAGATAAACTGAGAGCTTTAGAGACATTAATGAAGATTTCTGGTATGTTGAATAACGAGAAGCACACAGAGTCATTAGCCCTTATACAAGAGTTCACTGGTTTCAGTCAGGAAAAACTCAATGCTTTTAAAGCTGGGGTACTACCAGAACATGGTAAAGAAGAATAACATATTAATACCGATTAGGTTTGCTACAAAACATGAATTACATGAACTAATTTGCGGTGCAATATTCTGCCCAGCATGTGATTGCCAGTTAATGGGTAATGATATAATGAACAAAATGCCCGTAGTTAACAGTTTAGATACCCTAGAAGGCTGGATGTGTGACATATGCGACAGTGTGTTCGACTTACAAGATAAAATGGTGAATATCGGCGAATTTGATTTATTTAACCAAGAGATTGCGGTAGCGTGAGCAAAGACAATTTCAATATAATCCCATCACCTAGCGAGATGAAAGAGCGTGATGATGTTCTTTTAAATTCATTTAGTAACCTTATATACTTCGGCAGGGCGTTTTTACCGAGAGACTTTTTAAAAAAATCAGAATCTGCGCCTTTTCACTACGAAATGGCTAAAAAAATGATTGATGCTGAACCCGGAGCAAGAATATGTAATATTATACCACGTGGTCATGGTAAATCTGTTCTTGCTAAAGCGGCTATTATACATAAACTCTGTTTTGCCGGTGAAGATAGTCAGCATTTTATAGCTTGGGTATCAGAAGAACAGGGACAGGCTATTGACCATTTAAAGTATATTCGCTCTCATTTTGAAAACAACAAGATGATAAAGTATTATTTTGGCAATCTGGATGGGGGATTATCTGGTAAGCGCTGGACAGAAAAAGATATTGTTACAGCAAAAGGCGACAGGGTTATTTCAAAAGGAACATCACAGCGTTTAAGAGGTCGTTCAGAAGTAGATGTTCGTTATACTGGTATTGTTTTAGACGATTTTGAATCAGAATTAAACACAAAAACACCAGAACGTAGGGCTGAAATTAAAAAATGGATTGTATCTACTGTATATCCGGCACTTGAAGAGACACCGGGCAATGAAGGATGGATATGGCTTGCAGGAACTATTGTTCATTATGATTCATTTTTACAGATGGTTTATGACGGCTGGAAGAAAGCTAAGGAAGATAAAAGGAAATATCCTTGGGATGTGAACTTTTACCGTGCTATCGAAGATGGAAAGCCGCTATGGTCTTCACAATTTTCACAAAAAAAGTTAAATGCTAAGAAACGGGAGTTCATTGAAGCGGGGCTTGTTAATAAATTTGCTCAGGAGTATATGAATGATGCCCGTGATATTACAAATGCGGCATTTAAGATAGACAGGATTCAGTATTATAACGGCAGATTTGAGAAAAGAAGCAATATGCCGTTTATTATTGAAGGTGAAGACGCAATTCCGATTAATGTTTATATTGGTGTTGATTTAGCGGCAACTGCAACTGCAACATCTGATTTTCAAGTTATATTAGTTATGGGTATTGATTCACATAAAAACCGTTATATACTTGATTACTTCAGGGAACGTATACCCACATTTGATGTTCCGGCAAAAATTATTGAATTGGCAAAGAAATATAGTCCCGTAAGGAGAGTAACTATTGAAACAGTAGCCGCTCAGGAGATGGTCAGGGATATGGTAACACGTATGTCTGTTAAGGAAAGAAGACTTATGCCGGGATTGTTTAAAGGAGTTAAACCCCCAGCGAGAATGAAGAAAGAAGACAGGCTTGAAACAGCGTTGGGTCAGATTGTCAACTCTAAAAAACTGTATATTTATAGACATATGACAGAAATTGTTGATGAGTTCTTTGAACACCCAAAGCCGAGGAACGATGATTTATTGGACGGTTTATATTATGCTGACTATTTTGCAAAAGCTCCAAAAACAGATAAAATGAGCGCCGATGACATTGAGAAGAAACAGGAGAAAATGGATTCATACAGGTTTAGAAAAGCCTATAATTGGGTAACTGGCGCAAAAACTTAAATTATGTCAATGTTTTTATTGTATTTATATTCCGATATTATGTATAATAGACACAATGTATAAGTTTGGAAAAAGGTCAAGACGGAACCTGAAAGGGGTTAATGTCAAACTGGTGAATGTTCTTAATACGCTTATTAAAATAATGGATGTTACTGTTCTCGAAGGAGTTAGGAGCAAAGAACGACAGGCTGAACTCCTTGAAAATGGGGCAACGAAGGTTAAATATTCAAGGCATATGGAAGGTAAAGCCGTAGATATAGCGCCTTATCCTATAGATTGGAAAGACAGGGAACGGTTTCATTATATGGGAGGTATGGTACGTGGTATAGGAAAACAGCTTGGTGTAAATATTCGCTGGGGAGGAGATTGGGATTCCGATGGCGAGATTAAAGATAATAATTTTGATGATTTAGTACATGTGGAGATAAGAGAATAATGGCTGGAACAACAGATACGGTACCTGCAATGCTTACTCCCGGTGAATTTGTAATTAAACAGGAGTCAGCGGCTATGTTAGGTGAACCATTACTGCGAAAATTAAATGCGGTTTCTGACAGCGCTCATCAAGGCTTTGAAGCAGGTGGCGGAGTAAGTCAAAATATTGGAGCACATGGTAATATTGATGCATTGATTATACAAGCACAGCTTGCGAGTATGGTTGGTTATGAAGAAGGTGGCGGTGTAGAAACAGGAGACCTTGACTACAGAGATAAGCTCGATAGGTGGATGGAAGAGCGTGGTTATGTCACTAATAAGTTTGGTGGGTTTTCTGGCAGTTGGGGTGATGTTCGAAAGGTAATAAATGAGACCCAACGACTTCGGGCGGAACAGTACAAAGGTCTATCTCCTGTGCAAAGATTGGTTCAGA